ATGAACACCGACCACACGCTGGAAGAAGTGGGTAAACAGTTCGACGTTACCCGCGAACGTATCCGTCAGATCGAAGCGAAGGCGCTGCGTAAACTGCGCCACCCGAGCCGTTCTGAAGTGCTGCGTAGCTTCCTCGACGATTAATCGTCGCGGGACATCGTCTACAGCCTGTTAAAAAGCTCCCTGCGGGGAGCTTTTTTTATGGCGTTCAGGTGGCCATCCGGGGACAGTCGCCTCTCTCCGCTACTGGCCGCGGGTCGCCAGGGCATCATCCAGTTCACGATAGGCCGCCACCAGCTTATCGAGCGTCGCCCGGTTTAAGCCGCTGGGATTGGGCAGCACCCAGACCTGGGTCGTCCCGATGGTCATAGGCTGTTTCCCCCACTTCGCGCCGCGCTGGTTAAAGGCGAGCTCGAAGGCCTGCTTGCCGAGCACCGCCAGCGCCTGCGGCTGATACTCCTCAATCTTCCTCACCAGCTCACGGCCACCGCTGCGCAGCTCCTGCAGGGCGACCTCGCTGGCCTGCACCGTCGGACGCTCTACCAGCATGGTGATGCCGCAGCGCGTATCCAGCAGCTGCAGCTCCTCTTCCGGCCTGAGCTGCCGATCGGTGAATCCGGCCTGATGGATGACCTTCCAGAAGCGATTGCCAGGATGGGCAAAATGAAAGCCGGTATGGGCGGAGGACTTCCCCGGGTTGATACCGCAAAAGACAACGCGCAGGCCCGGCGCAAGGATATCGCTAATCATGTTTTCTCCGGCTGTATGGCTAAAACATGATTATAAAGGATTGAAAATGCATTGTTTATAAAAACAGCAGCCGCGCGCTTTACGCTGGATTGCAACCGTCAGTTACTTTATAATCCCTCGCCACGGCCCCTTAGCTCAGTGGTTAGAGCAGGCGACTCATAATCGCTTGGTCGTTGGTTCAAACCCAACAGGGGCCACCAAATTTTAGCTTTAAAATCATATAATTAAGCCACTCATAAGAGTGGCTTTTTTGTTTGCTGTTATCATCGTGTCGCAAAAGTGTCGCGTTGTTTTTGTGATTATGGTTTTGTATAGAACCTACTCGATCTTTTTCAACTATAAAAAAACCCGCACTAAGCGGGTCATATCTACAGCCACAATGTTCTTTGCCCGCCTGTTGAGGGGTGTGGAGGTGCGGGGATAATCACACCAGGAGTTACAATAAATCGCTCAACAGATTCCATAGTCACAAATGTGCAACTGCAATTTATGTTTGTACATTGGTGGTAACGTTCTTTAGTATTTTCGCTTAGATAACGACTGGTGCGCGCATGTGCCGCGTGCTGGCATTTTGGACAATGAAACATAGCTCACCCACCATTAGCTTTAAGTGAGCAAAAGATACACCATAATTCATATTATGGGAATATTTTCACACTACTGAATGAAAGGATTCTCAATGACAGCTATCAAATCTTTATTTTTAAGCACCGCACTTTTAGTTTCTTTTAGTGCGTTGGCTAGTGATGCTGATATCAGCACGTTGAAAAAGGAATTAAAGGTCTTTCAACCTACAGATATTACCAAGAAAAATAATGACATAACTGTAGTTATACCAGCAAAAAACATCACTCGTGAAGCCTATGAAGCGCTCATAACTAATGGGTTATGCACACCGATATGGACAAAAGATACCCCTTCTTCATTCCTTAATGGTATCAATACCTTTACCGTTGTTAACCAATTTAAAGCTTTTGGCTATACATTAGATTCCCCATTGTCAACTTGCAAAGAAATGGGCAATCTTATGCCAGAGCCAGCAAAAGTATTAATGTATTCAAAAACAAAAAGTTACACTAGTAGCTAGTCATAAAAAAACCCGCCACAAGCGGGTTTTTTTATATACGAGTCTTCCTCAGCTGCTTTCAGATTCGTACTCAACATCCGACAATTTCACCTCAAGCTCTAGGCTCGTCGTAAAGCCGCTTTTACTCAGGTAGTGCATAACTTTATTGATCGTCCAAGATTGCTCGTCTATGACGCGCTTAAACCCTTTAACCTGTACCGGCGTCTCAGGGTAAAGATCAGCCCGCCCCATCGCCAGCCTGATTGAAAACTCAGCAACGCCACGTTGCAGTTTGTCCCATTTTGCCTGGGCAGCTCGCATCGCCTGCGCTTTGGTTGAAAAAATTGTCGTCAGGGCGAACACGTTGTCATCCTCGCCGACCATGTATTCACCTTCCCTGGCTTCCGGCATCTTCACCTCTTTTTTCTTCGTTACCGGTTTGGCTTTGGGATGCTGTAGTGCACGTAAATGCTGTTCTTTCGGTTTCCGCTTTAACGTCACCTTTTGCTTTTGTGGTTTCGGGTCTTTGGTGTGCAACCATTTTGCCGTTACACCGGTATATGCCCCACGGTCGGCAATCGAAAACTGATGCCTGTCCCCATCGCTGCGGGTGATAGTGACTTGCGGAATAGCCTTCCCGCTGGCTGTTAACCCACGACCAGCTTTCAGAAAAAGCAACTTTCCCGCTTTTACCGAAACCTCACCGCCGTTTCGCTCGGCGAGACGAGTCAAAAATTTAGCATCCGATTCCTGTGACTGGTCGATATGCGGGATTTTAATTCCCGCCAGTTCAGGTATGACTCTCGATGTCAGTTTGTTACGCGTCGCTATCGCCGCCACAATTTCGCCTAAAGTCTTGTCATGCCATGACTCTTCTCGCCTGGAATTTAACGTTCCCCGAAAATCGGCACTACGGGCACGGATTGTCACGCTATCCGGTGCGCCATGATGCTCAACCTCATCGACAGTGAAAGAGCCCTTGTTAATTAACGCAAACCCTTTCCATCCCAGATAAAGTGTCAGCACAGCACCACGTAACGGCAACTCGACAAGCCCGTCAGCGTCATCGAGCTCGATATCAAGCTGGTCTGCCTCAAATCCGCGGTTATCGGTCATCGTCAGACTCATTAAGCGGTTACTGATATTGCCGGTAATATCTTTGCTGTCGAGCATCAGCATAAAATCGGGCGTCAGGACGCCACCCGCATTGAGATTCATCATATCCAGCATCAGCTAATCCCCACCATGCCGGCCACTGACGAAGCCATATTACCCGCCTTGCCAATAAGTGCATTGGCCTGTTCGCCAATATCGCCATACAGCGCCGCGAGTGATTCATCCACGCGGGTGAGCGTCAGCGTGAAATCAATTTTTCTCGCCGTGCCGTCAGCAAAAAACAGGCTCCCTGTCTCGCTGATATTATTGATGACGTACATACCGTAAATAGTGCCGGTGCCATCCAGCAACGGCCAGGCGCGCCCTTCGTCAGCCATTAAACGAATAGCTGTCATCGTCAACTTTCCACCGGTGAGCTCCGGGTATAACACACCGGCCAGGGTAATTCTTTCTTCCCCCGGCCCCAGATACTGGAAAGAATCCCGTTTACCTACGCGTGAGTTTGACGGCCACAGATATTCGGCATCGCGTTGCATCGTCTGGTGTGGCAACGTCTGGCGCATAAAAACAAACATATCGAGTGCAAGCATCATTTCTCGTTACCTCCTGTCAGTCGTGGATCATGCTGGCCCGCTGACGAGCACGCTTGTCACGCTCAAACTTTTCGAGCGCATCCTGTAGTTGACGATCGAGCTGCGTGCCGCTCCCGCTACCATCAACGGAAATGTGATACTCGCTTTTACTCTGGTCGATGTAAGAACGCCCGGCGGGTGCGGTGACAGGTTGGTATGCCTGATAGCCGCTATAAGTACTGGTAGCCGGGATATAAGTGTTACCCTGCGTGGCTGCGTTTGCTTTCGCGGCAGTCTGGTCAAGCGTACTGGACTCTTTGTTGATTATGCCGAGCTTCTCAAGTACCCAATCAATACCGCTGCGCAGCTTATTGAATGCTGTAAGCGGTAAAGTAAGAGCGTCAGCCAGGCGCTGACCAAACAACACACCGGCATCTCGGAAACTGTTTAACGTTTCCTGTGATGATTTAACCGGCGCAATCAGATTGTTAAACCAGTCCCATGCGGCTTTAAGTTTTCCACCTAGCCAGTCAAACATCGGTTTAAGCGGTGCAAATAGTTCTGCTACTGGCGCAAAGACCGTACGCAATCCTTCCATCACGCCGCCAAAAAATGCGCTGATGGGCTCCCAATATTTACGGATGAGCAATGCCCCGGCGACAATCGCAGCCACAACAGCGACAACCGGCCAGGAAATCGCACCAATAGCGGTAATGATGCCTCCGGCCACCGTTGTAAATACGGTACCGAGTGCCGTCGCAGCGGCGATGATGGCATTTACACCGGTTATCACCGGCCAGGCAATCAGTCCAATAGCCCCAATCATCCCCACGACCCCGATCGCCACAGCGGTAATCACCCCAAGCGTCTGCACGAGCTCTTTATTTCGCTGGATCCACTTATCAAGTTTGAGAACGTAGCCAGTAGCGGTTTGCACCAGTTTGCGTAAGGAGGACTCCTGCTGGTCAAAAAGGTCAGTACCTACAGCCTCATATGCCGACTGAAACTCTTTAAAGTCGCCGCCGAGGTTATTTTGCATGACCTTAACCAGCTCATCGGTCTTACCATCTGAGGCCATAAAGGCCGCGGTTAACTTGTCCAATTTTCCACTTGAGGCTGCTTGTATCAATACGTTTGACGACTTAAGGGCTTCCTCACCAAAAATTGTTTTTAGATATTCCCCCCTCTGGCTGCTACCAAGTTTATTTCTGTTAAAGCTGGCATCTATTTCTTTCAGAATACTAAAGATTGGCCGCATATCTCCTTTACTATCAGCCGTTTTAACTCCTAGTTCTTTTAATGCTTCCCACGCATTTCCTGTAGGTGCCTGAAGACGACTAACCACGGCACTGCTACCAGTACCGGCCATAGATCCAGTGATGTTGTTATCATGAAGCACCCCGGTCATTGCTGCCGCTTGCTCCAAGCTCACTCCAGCAGTCCTAGCAACAGGAGCGAGGTATGTCAGGGCATCGCTCAACCCCTGAAAATCTGCGGCCGATTTATTCATCGTTGCTGAAAGCACATCACCAATGTGGGCTACCCGGTCATTTGATAGTTGAAATGCGTTTTTGGTACCAAGTAAAAGCTGAGCGTTTTCCTCCATCGTGCGTCGGTTAGCCAATGCCATGTTTAAAGTTACTGGCGTCGCGGCTAGAATTGCCGCCACATCGCCACCGGCTTTTGCAATAATTATCTGTGACCCGGCAGCATCATCGGCAGAGGCGGCAGTATTGTCGCCCAGCAGTCGGGCCTGCTTTCGCAACGCAGTCATTTCTGCGGAGTCTTTCGCCACGCCGAGTACAGCCTGTAACTCGGAGTTTTTCTGCGCAAAATCATAACCCGGTTTCATCAGTGCAACACCGGCCAGCGTGCCTGTCGTCGCCATACCGACACCGGCGGCACCCATTGCGGCCGCATTTCCGGCCAGCTCTTTACCGGCCTGATATCGCTGTTTAACC